TTAGTTGATAATTGATATTGTGTCGACAGCCGCATTGTCTTTTTGCTTCATTTTTTTAGTGATATGAATGTAAATAGCTTTTGTTATTTTGTCGTCATGGTGGCCTAGACGGCGGGATATCTGTTCTGCTGACATAGTTTCTGCCAGAATCGATGCGTGTGTGTGGCGCAACTTGTGCGGAGTTATCTCTCTGCCAAGAACTTCAGAGGCGGCTGTCTTCAAGTGTAGGTTATAGGTTCCATAGGATAAATAGCCGCCTGTCTTCAAGTGCGGCATAAAAAGTGTGCTTTTAATTCCATTTTCAAACATTGTTTCTTTTCGCCAAAGTCTGAGTTTTTTTATAAGTAAGAGAAGCTCAGGTTGTATATGAAGATTTCTGATTGAATCACTTGTTTTGGCTGACGTTGCGTATTTGGTTGCAGGGTAGTAAGTCTTGGTAACACGAATAGTTTTAGATGTAATATCCACATCTGAATCTTCAAGTGCCACAAGCTCCCCAATCCTCATGCCTGTAAGAATCAGAAAATAGGATATATAGTAGTCCTGCCAGTGGTTATTATCTATTAAGTAATTAAGTAATTTTGTTATCTCATCATGTTCAAGATATTCATTGCTGATGTCATATACCTCTGGTATTTCGTCGGAGCTCTCTTCGCTGATATAGTCAAGTTTTAATAGTATATCATGATTTGAGTGATAGTCGTTTTTCACTCCCCATTTTAGAGCGAATTTCAGATATTTTATATAGCTGTTTATTGTGCTGATTTTTTTACCGGTAGCAAGAAGTTGATCATATATATAGCGGGGAGAAAGTTTGTCAACGAGTACATCATTACCGATTGTGCTTACACAACGATATATATATGATTTCTCAGTTACAATTGTACTTTCTTTCCTCTTGCACTGCCGTAATGATGCTATATAAGCATCAGCCAGCTCCCCTAGCGTTGTATCAGATCGGACAGGAGAGGAAGTCTCGGCTTTCTCAATCTTCCCGGCAAGGATCCTTGCCGCCTTGTTTCTGTTCTGCGGTGATGCCTTAGGCATCGTCACTGTAACCTTTTTCACTTTTTCCGTGAGCGGATCTGTGTACCTCTCACAATACTTGACTGTTCCATTCTTCTGTGTTTCACACCACATAAAATCACCATCCTATCTAAAAATAGGCATAAAAAATAAGCCTATCAAAAGTGGAAGGCTTATGGTATAATATAGTTTGCGATCACTGTTATTCATAAGCCTTCGGTTTGTGGGTAACTTCCCTCAGGTGTACCCGCACCTGGGGGATTTTTTATAATCACCTTCGTTATTGAAGATGATGCTATCTAGTGTAAATAATATATGAATTGCCACTTTTTGTTCTTTTTATTTTGCCTGTTTTATCCCAAGCGTATAGTGTGTCTGCAATAACTCCTTTGATATCATATGGGAAATGGTTATATATATCCTTTTGTATAATCCCAGGATGCTTTAATAAAAAGGCGTATAAATCATCATCTAGTGTCATTAATTGTTTTTCTTTATTTTGATAGTCAGTCTGTAAAGTATTTATATTTTCGGATAAATACTTACATTCGCTTTGTAATTCGTTCAACTGTTTAGCATTTAATAAATACTCATTACACCATAGTTGATAACATTCATCTTTGCTAGCACATAGCTTTTGAACATCCGAAATATATCGAAGGAGAGATTTTAAAATAGCCAATCTTTCTATAGGTGCACGGTCATTACATGTGTTCCATTGTGTTAGAAAATATGAGTATTCATTTTGAATTTTATCAATAAATGCACGATTAGCCGTTACCCATCCCCATGGCAAATCACCATCCACAAGCTGATTTAATGGTTCCCCAAATGTATTAAAGGTTTGATTTTGTTGAACTGATTGAGATTGCTGGGTTGGAGAATAAAGTGGTATGGATTTGGCAGGAACAATTTTATTCATAAGTTTATCAAATATCCCCATTATATATTACCTCAAAACTTCCCTCTTAATTCTACGACCTTGCCAATTATTCTCACTGGCTTAGTCTCTATAGTTTCTTTGTCAAAAAACATCGGAGCATATGCAGGATTGTTGGATATAAGCTCTAACCCATCTCTATACTTCCTGAGCCTCTTGCAGACGGCGTCATCGCCGTTTACAAGAGCAATTACAGTATCGCCATTCTCGGCATCTTCCTGTTGTTTAACGATGACAACATCGCCATCCACAATACGAGGCTCCATACTGTCACCCTTTATTTTAAGTGCGAAGAAGTCGCCAGTCTTAGCAAGTTCCTCGGATATTTCTTCGGTGTCAATGATTTCGGTGATGGCATTGATTGGAATACCTGCAGCTACACGACCAAGGACTGGAATTTTTCTAGCCTGAATAGCTTGTGACTGTTGAGGGGTATTAACTTCAACCTTTCCATCTAGCAAGGCAAATAAGTCATCAAAATCAATATTCATACCTTTTGCAGCTTGTCGGATACATTGAATAGATGGAGATATCTCTTTCCCCGTTTTTGGATGTTTATTCTTTTCCAATAAAGAAATATAAGCCTTACTTATTCCACTGCGTTCAGAGAATGCGTCCATACTAAGGGAATGATCATCTCTATATTGTTTTATGATGTCGCCTAATGTCATTTGCCCACCTCCTTTTGTTTACTATATTGTACAGTAATGATAAAAAAATGTCAAACATTTTAAACAAAACTGTTGACACATTATGTTCAACATGTTAAACTTGACGATGTCAAATAAATTAGACAAAAGAAAGGAGGCAGAAAGGTGAAGTACAGAGTAAAAGAGATTCGTGAAAAAGCTGGAATTACTCAGGAAGATCTTGCCACAAAGTCCGGAGTATCTAGAACAATCATATCTGGGCTTGAAAGCGGCACAATAAAAGAGACCTCAACAAGAACTCTTAGGAGAATAGCAGATGCTCTCGGTAGAAGTGTTAGTGAATTATTTTTTTAATTTTTATGTCTAACATGTTAAATGAGAAGAGAAAGGAGAGGAAAGATGTTTGGTTGGATAGTGGTAGTTGTTGTTCTGATTGCAAATATATCAGCAATTGCGTGCGTACTCAAAGATAGAATGGTTACTGCTGCGGTATTGAAGGTACTGGGAGATTGCATATCTTTAATATTCCTTTGTACTCGGTGAATACAGCATTTTTTAGTCTGTTAAATGCAATATCAAGTTCTTCAGAACATTTATCTAAAGGATAGTCCTTGTTGCCATTTTCAGCCTCAAGCATATTGAGAAAGGCAAGGTAAAAATCAGGATAAAGTGCTTGTGATTCAGGCTCCATGAGATAGATGTTACTGGTCAATAAATCTAAGAGATTACCTCTTGCCTCAGGACCAAGTTTACTGAGTTTGTTATAGAGCAGAAGTCCACGGCAATAGAACTGATAGAAAGGTATATAGAAGTTATCAAGCTGTTCTCGGCGAATTTGATACTTCTGTGTAAATAATTCCTTTATTGCTGTTAGATAGACTACAACAAATGATCCAACTACTGAAATGATTGCAACAACTATAGGTGCCATAAAATCCCTCCTTGTAAATAAATCTTTTTGTTAGAGTGATTATAACACATGGAGGAATAAAGAAAAATAAGAAAGGAGAGGCATGATAAAGAAGATAAAAGCAAAGCTCAAGGAGCCGTACTTCATGGAAGATCTTTGGTGCGATTATATCAGACCTGCAGTGATGGGACTGATAGGAGCAGCTATAGGCATAGCTACAGTAATCGTAATAAGACTGTTGTGATGACGGCACTTGCAACACCAACCAGTATAGGGACGATTATTTGCGTAAGCAGATATTGGGTATCAAACCACTGATTCTGTTCAACTACATATATACCATCTTTGGTAAGTGATATTGCAGATTCGGCGGCAAGCTTTTCCGATGGGATTCCTTGATAATCAACGATTACAGGAACGTAGGACAAGAGTTCACCTTTGATAAGATTGTCTACTTCATGCTTGCTGAATTTACCAGAAAGAGACATATAGGTGACAGGTCGGAAATGACGATGGTGGACATAATTCAATATTTTGATATCTGATTTTGTGACAGGCATAAGATCCCCCCTAGTTTTTTATCAATTATATCACAGGAAAGGAGATGAGAGCAATGAGCAGAGCAGTCAAGGACATACAGGTAATTGGTGTCAGGGAGATCGGCCGGTTGCCGTACATAAGCAAGGCGAAAATGATGAAGATATTTGAGATGTCATTATCTACAGCAACCAGACGTATAGCAGATCTTGACAGATATGTCCAGTCTGGCAGATATGGACCATACACCATACTGGATGGTGCCGGAGTAACAAGGGTCAATGTGCTTGCCTTGGTGGATTATCTGAAGTACAAGAAACAGCTTGACGCTGGCAGACGAGTGCCGCCGTTCGACATAAATAAGGTGGCAAAAGAAGCCGTCATAAACTGGGATGAATTAGATCCCTGACAGTAAAAAAGCACCTTTGGAATAGCAGTTCCGCCGGTGCATAGAAAAATACTCAAGGAAATCATAACAGAAAAGGGGAAGAAAAGCAATGAAGAGGAGAAACATGGACACAAAGGTTATAAGTGCATCATGCCTAGTTGCCATGGCTGCGGTACTTGTAAGACTCATATATAAAATGGCGACAGACTTTAGGTGGTTTATGACCATATCAACAGGAATGCTCATCTTGTACATAATCGGCACTATGGCGATAGAGATCGGTTTGTACTACATCGTCCTTGCCATGAAGGACATAGACGATGCAAGGGAAGCCATGGAGGATAGGCTGAATGGTTGAAATGAAGGTGCTCGGAAGTCATGAAGAGTGGCTTAAGGCAAGAACCAAGATAGGCGGGTCGGATGCCTCGGCGATCTTTGGGATGAGCCCATACAAGACAAACGTGGAACTGTTTAAAGAGAAAGCATACGGCATAGAGCCGGAGGACATATCAGATAAGCCTTATGTCAAGTATGGAACAGAGGCAGAAAAGCATCTGAGGGAGTTATTCAAGTTGGATTATCCACAGTATCAAGTTGGATATGTGGAAAACAACATGTTCACGAATGATAAGTACCCATGGGCGCATGCAAGCCTTGACGGATGGCTTATGGACCGGGATGGACGCAATGGTGTGCTTGAGATCAAGACCACAGAGATCCTGCAGTCAAGTCAGAAGAAAAAATGGGATAACAGAGTGCCAGATAACTATTACATACAGGTGCTTCATTACTTGATGGTGACAGAGTTTGAATATGCGGTACTCAAGGCACAGCTCAAGTTTGAAATTGATGGAGAGGTATATTTGCAGACCAAACACTATCCGATAGAGCGGTCGGAGGTAGAGGATGACATTCAGTATCTTATTGATGCTGAGAGAAGTTTCTGGGAGAGCGTACAGGTGAAGAAAGAGCCGCCGCTGATACTCCCGGAGATATAGGAGAGATGCAATGTATTACAACGAATGTTCGCAGTGCGGTGCTTACTTGGATCCAGGCGAGCACTGCGACTGTGAGGAAGAGAGACAGCGACAGACACAGCGTATCATGTCGATGATACGAGAGAACAAGAACAATAACCAGTATGAGCTGGTGCTGAATTAGGAGGTTAAAAATGGAATTAAGAGTTAATGAGGTAGCGATACCGGAGAAGATTGATTTTAACTACGAAGAGCTCAAGGCTGAGCTTATATCTAAGGTCTCATTTTATGAGACGCTTGTCTACACAGATGACCAGATCAAGGACGCAAAGGCAGACAAGGCGAACCTTAACAAGTTAAAGAAAGCCCTCAATGACGAGAGAATAAGAAAAGAGAAAGAATACATGCAGCCGTTTAATGTGTTTAAGGCTCAGATCAACGAGATCATAGGCATTATAGACAAGCCTATAGCGGTGATAGATGAACAGGTCAAGGCATTCGATGAGAAGCGCAAGGCTGAAAAGCAGAAAGCCATTGAAGAGTTGTTTGCGACTATAGGCTTCCAGAACTTCGTCACTTTGGAGAAAATATGGGATCCTAAGTGGCTGAATGCGTCTACATCAATGAAGAGCATTGAAGATCAGATGAGGTCAAAGATGTACGAGATCGGCAACGGAGTGCTTACACTCAGTCAGCTCCCGGAATTCGGATTTGAGGCTACAGAGGTATTTAAGGATACATTAGACATCAACAAGGCCATCTCAGAGGCTAAGAGGATGTCAGAGATCGCAAAGGCAAAGGCTGAGGCAGAGGCAAGGAGAAAGGCTGCAGAAGAGGTACGAAAAGCAGCAGAAGAAGCACGAAGGGCTGAGGAAGAGCGCAAGGCACAGGAGAGAGCTGCCGAGGAGCAGAGAGCCGCAATGGCAAAGGCTATGACACCACCAGAGGAGGTACAGCCGACACCAGTACAGGAGTCACAGCCGGAACCACAGAAGATGGTAGTCAAGTTTGAGGTAGAACTTACAACAGAAGATGCAACGGCTCTGAGAGAGTTCTTCCAGAGCAGAAATATAACATTTAGAGCGATTAAGTAGGAGGTATACAAAATGATTAAGTCAGAAATGGGATCAGTATCAATGAGAGGAACAACACCGGTTCTTATATCGGAGTTGGCACTTGTGGTGAAGGGAATGAGAGAATCCCTTGCTAAAGAGTATGGAGAGTCAGCTACAGAAGAGCTGATAAGCAGAGCAATGGAAGCATCCAGAGCTGAGGGAGACCTTGACGAGATTATGAAGGGGCTTATAAATGATACGTTTGACATATTGTCCAAAGCAAGAAGCAACAGGGACAACACAGGGGAAATGCCACAGGCTCTGAAAGAGGTACTGCGCAAGATGTTAGAAGATATGATTATGCATTAGGAGGATCAAGATGATTGTATTAAATAAAGGTTCAGTACAGTTGGAAGGGTCAACAATAATGTTGATCGCTGAAATGATAACAGCCATAAGCGGAGTGCGATCTATCGTTGAAGAAGATTTTGGAACAGATGTGGCAAATCAGTTTATAGACAAGGCTGTAGAGATTGCAAAGCAGAATAACAGCGAGATTGATATTTTAGAATTGGCAACCGAGTTAGCGGAGGTAAGAGAAAATGGCAGTAAATAACAGTTTAGTAGCAAAAAGTAAAGCACAGCAGAATCTGGGAATTACAGAGTATCTTACAAAAGATGCAATCAAGAACCAGATCAACAAGGTGGTTGGTGGCAAGAATGGACAGAGGTTCATATCTGCTATCGTATCAGCATATAACACCAACCCTACACTTCAGGAGTGCACGAATCGGTCGATTCTTTCAGCTGCACTTCTCGGTGAGAGTTTACAGCTTTCACCATCTCCACAGCTCGGACATTATTACATGGTCCCATTCAACAATACAAAGACTGGTGTCAAGGAAGCTCAGTTCCAGATGGGATATAAGGGATATATTCAGCTTGCGATCCGTTCCGGTCAGTATAAGAGACTGAATGTTGTCGCTATCAAGGAGGGAGAGCTTGAGTATTTCGATCCACTCAACGAGGACATCAAGGTTAATCTCATGGTAGATGATTGGGATAAGAGAGAAGAGGCTGAGACAATCGGCTACTATGCAATGTTTGAGCTTGTTAATGGATTCAGGAAGACAATGTATTGGAGCAAGGCTCAGATGCTTGCTCATGCGGACAAGTATTCACAGGCATTTTATAAGGACGCTGGAAAGGTCAAGACAAAGTACGGAGAGAAGCAGAGAGTATCATTTGCTGACTATGAAGCCGGTAACTATGATCCTCGTGATTCTTGGATGTATTCATCGTTCTGGTATAAGAACTTTGATGGCATGGCATATAAGACAATGCTCCGTCAGCTGATCAGCAAGTGGGGAGTAATGAGCATAGAACTTCAGAAAGCATTTGAGGGTGACATGGCAACCTTGGACGCTGAGGGACATCCTACATACGTTGAGAATGACAATGATGAGTATGTGGAAGCCACAGCAACAGAGATGAATGAACCAGAAGCACAGGCTCCACAGGAATCACAGGAAGTGAAAAGCAACTCAAATAGCAACTCAAATTCTGCTGAAAACAACTCAAATATTTCAGATCCACAGTCAGCACCGGCAGAAAATCCACAGCCAGAGATGAACGCTGCCGAGGCGGCACTATTCGGAAGTTTCAAGTAGGTAGGTTACATTGACATTACATAATACATCACAACACGCAGCGTAATGTCTTAGCATATATCCCTGTTGCTCTTATTTAAGGGCGGCAGGGGGAAAGGAGCATTGATGGCTTGGAACAGGTCAAGAGCCAAGTACGGCAACAGGAAAGCTGTAATAGACGGCATCACATTTGACAGCAAGAAAGAAGCTCAGAGATATACAGAGCTGAAATTGCTTGAGAAAGCGGGCAAGATAACAGGCTTGCAGCTTCAGAGAGAATTTGAACTGATACCAGCTCAGAGAGAACACACGAATGAGATCTATGAAAAAGGCCCCAATAAGGGCAGATTCAAGCCAGGGAAGCTCCTGGAGCGTAAGTGCTCATACATAGCGGACTTCGTTTACTGGGATGGATTTGAAATGGTTGTGGAAGATACAAAGGGCATGAGAACAAAGGAATACATCATAAAGCGCAAGTTGATGCTTTATAAGTATGGAATAAGGATCAAGGAGGTATAGATGATAAATGGCAGGCAGACCAACCAAAGCAGGACTTGATTACTTTGAATTGGATTGCCACATGGAAGAAAAGGTCAGATTGATACAAGCTGAATTTGGACTGAAAGGCTTTGCGGTACTTGTCAAACTCTATCAGAAAATCTATGGAGGATTTGGTTATTACTGTGAATGGACTATAGACTCGTTGTTGCTCTTTATGTCGGAGAACGGTTTACCGAGTGACAATAAAAATTTAATAGCAGATATAGTGGCAGCTTGTATCAGAAGGGACATTTTTTCAGAACAACTTTTTAATGATTTCAATATCTTAACATCTGAAGGGGTGCAAAAAAGATATTTGAATGCTACGTCCAAGCGAGAAAAGATTGAACTGAAAAAAGAGTACCTTTTAATTGCTGTACCCGAAAATAATAAAAAAGTGGTAATAAATTCAATTTTTGACGGAAGAAATTCGATAAATGGTGGAAGAAATACACAGAGTAAAGGAAAGGAAAGTAGAGAAGAGAAAAGGAAATTAGAGGAAACAAGATTAGACAATACACCCCTTATAGCCCCCTTGCAGGTGGCAAATGATGAGCCCAAAACGAAAAGAGTACGTAAGACCAAAGAGGATAGTATTCAGATTTTGGATAGGCTCATACTGAATTATTCCATGTCGGATTTTCTTTTGGAGAAAGTCAGAGAATGGATTGAGTATAAGGTTGCCAGAAAAGAGGATTATGTTGAACAGGGCATGAAGTCGTTACTAACCAAAATATCCAAAGAGGCACAGAAAAATGGAGATGCGGCGGTGGTAGATGTAATCGACCTGTCAATGGGAAACAGCTACAAGGGGATCTTATGGGATAAGATCAGCAAAAATAACAATCAGCAGCCATTTTCAAGAAATGGTGAGCGGGACATTTTAAATGAATGGAGGAGTAGTTGATGACAAGAGAAGATGTGCAAGATTTACTTGCTATGGTGCAGGCTACATATCCAAATTACAACCCTCCAAGCAGAACAGCAGCGGTCAATGCGTGGACTATAGCATTAGAGGAATATAGCAAAGATGAAATTGCTATGGCATTTAAGGTCTATATGCAAACAAATACAAGCGGGTTCGCACCGGTCCCTGGACAACTGATTGATAAAATTCACTCAATCACCCAACCGCAGGAGTTGAACGAAATGGAGGCATGGGCATTGGTCAGCCGGGCGATTCGGAACAGTGCCTACAATTCGGTGAAAGAATATGCAAAACTGCCGCCCCTGGTTCAGAAAGCAGTTGGACTTCCGAGTCAACTCCGGGTCTGGGCGTTAGATGAAGATTACAATGAGCAGGTTGTAATGTCGCAATTTCAGCGTTGTTATCGTGCAGAGGTTGCAAGGTCGCAGGAAATCGCAAAAATGCCAACCGATGCAAGACAACTTATTCAGAACGCCACGCAAGGCTATTCGGCTGAAATAGTTGATTTAAGGAATCAGGCGATAAAATCCATGCCTGAAAGGAAAGAAAACGAAATTAAGGCGATGGAAGAAAGGCCAGAGAGCGTCCGGATAGGATTAGAAAAAAATAGATAGAATGGTGGGCTGTGATGACAAACGAAGAATTGGTTGAACAAATCCAATCAGGTGTGAACATCACAGAGAATATGTACCAGTTATATGAGCAGAATAAAGGCATGATATACAAGACGGCAAAGCGGTTTGTATGGGGCGCACCGCTGGAGGATCTAACACAGGAGGCATATATAAGCTTATGCAAGGCAGTGAAAAAATACGACAAACAACAGGATATAAAGTTCATTAGTTATTTTTCAGCCTGCCTTGCTAATCATTTAAAAAAATATATACAGGATAGTGGGCGTGTTATTCGGATTCCTGTATATAAACAAGAACAGATATGGAAATATAATCAGGTCAGCAACTCATATATGCATAGATTTGGCCGTGAACCATCCACACGAGAATTTGCTATCTGCATGGGGCTGAACGTGAAACAGGTAGAAGAGCTTGAGCGGTTCATGTTCGCTGGTAGCTGCAGTGAGACGAAAAGCCTCAATCAGCAGCTCAGAGATAGGGATGATGAATGTCTAAATGACTCCATAGGCGTTGAATGTGAGGATTTGGACAGCGTATTGGATAAGCTGGCATATGAGCAGTTATGGCAGGAAATAGAGCGCAAATTAAAGCCCAGAGAGTATGACATAATGCATTTGCGGTATAGGTTGAATCTGAGCCGAGAGGAAACAGGGAGACGGCTGGGTATGTCACGGTGGGCGGTGGACAATGCAGAGTATAGAGCAATAAGAAAACTCAAGTATAATACTGTGGTGAAAGATTATGCAGAATATGCAGGATTTTCAACCGAAAGGCAGCAGACCAAACCTGCAGAAGTATGGTCATGGGATACTAGATCCTGGTGGTGATATTCTATGGATGCTATACGCTAAGGCGGTGAGACTGCTGCCATAGGTTCAAAGCTATATCGAAGCTAGGATTATGTGTATGTTATGAGGAATTGGGCGAACGCACTAAGTTAGACTTAGGCCGCTAGGGAAAAACAAATTTCAGAACAGTAATAGAGAACGGTGAGCCTTGGTTTGTCGGCAAGGATGTGGCTGAAATACTGGGGTATAGCAACACCAAAGATGCAATTTCAACTCATATAGACGAGGATGATAGGACAGTAATCCAAAGGTCGCATTTCCCGACCTTTGATATTCCAACTAGAGGACTGACCCTTATAAACGAAAGTGGACTTTACAGCTTGATTCTTGGCAGTAAGCTGCCAAATGCCGGATCATTATTGTAACATACAGAAAGGCAGCAGATACTTGACCTGCTGCCCTCTGTGCAATCACGGTTATTCATATGTCATTTGGGTTTATTCAAAAGAGTACATTGCCTTTTGTTGGCCTAATGTAGTTTGTTGAAACGTTAGTCATAAGCCTTCGGTTTGTGGGTAACTTCCCTCAGGTGTTCCAGCACCTTTGCGTTGTCTTGTATATGCAGTTACCGGGCGGATTATGGCCGTCTTTTAGCCCTCCTTGCTCTATCGGCTCTTTTGCCACATATAAAGCCCAATGCGAGCACATCCACGCCATACTCAAACATGAGACGGCGCAAGCGTGGCGATGCATTTGGCATGCGTGCATCTAGTACATCTTGTATATATGAGAATTTTACATTGTCGCCCAATGCAACCCTCCCTATCATGCACATGGTGTCGTTGGTGTCATAAACGCTCACATCTTCATTGATTGCAATATTTCCGTATACTGGTATTGTTGCCATGTTGTTTCCTCCTGAGTTTAAAATATTATATTTGTGCTTTTATATTGGGGCAACAGGTGATACAATCTCATTGATTTGGTGGGATGGTATCACCTGATACCTCTTATCATGTGCCCCTCTGTTGTGTCACCAGCAGAAGGGCTATTTTTATATTGCAACGTCAAGTAATGCTCCGTAGGTCTCTTTGTAACTGTAACCGCCTATAATACACAGCAGGCGGGCTTTGACATTAACGCCCTGGTCCATAAGTTTGGCAATCTCTGAACTATACGCCTTTGGCACATAGCCGATCTTGGCTTTCTTTTTCAGATATGGGATATGTACCACTATTCGTATGGCGTTTCGGTCAAATGTGTTGTGTGGCTCTCTCTCAAGCGTAACAGTGAGGTTCTCAGGTCTGAACTGGGCGAGGTACTTTAAAACCTCCTGTCTGCCCTTATAAGTAACGCCTGCTGCCTTGATGGCTGTTCCCTTGGCGGTTCTCCATGCTTTCTTGAATGCTCTGGATAAGCTATAACCGGCTTTGTGCAATTCGTTGGCCATTATACAAACGGCTCTACGGATATTAACAATGTGCTTTTTCATAGGATCCTTCCTTTCTGAGCTCTTCGGTGAGCTCTATAAATGTTTCAGCAAAATGCTGGCTTATTGTTTTGCTTTCCCTGATCTGTGCCTTTGCCTCTTCGTAGCTCTCATCTGATAATGAGAGAGCAAGGATTATTGATCTCATTAACATGTTGTGTGTTGCTCCTTTCTGTATCTTATGAATATATTATACTATATGTGCCCATATATATCCATTGACATAATAAACAAATATGTGTACCCATATACTTGAAAAGATTGTGTAAAGTGTATATGGACACATATATATACAAATGATATAATTTGATTGTAAGGTGAAATAGATTGAGAATATTATACGGAGAGGGTAGGACTTATGCAGGAAGATAAAAAAAGCGCATATACTGGACAAACAGACGCAAGAAGAAAAGCATCTGCCAAATATCTAAAAGAAACGGTAGAAGATGTCAGAATAAGAGTTCCAAAGGGTCAGAAGGCAGTAATAAAGGAACATGCCGAGAAACAGGGCGAGAGTATGAATGCATTTGTTATTCGAGCCATAGATGAGACTATGGAGAGGGATAGAAGCAAGTAATATATGGTTATATTCTCACAATGCATGGATTGTAAAAACTTTATAGGAAAATTGACAGAAGATGTATTCTATTGCAAGGCATATCCTGGAGGAATACCAGTTGGTGTATTTTGGAATAAAATAGATCATCGAGAACATATAGCTGGTGACCATGGATTCTTATTCGAGAATCTATATACAAATGCTAAGTGATAAAATCAAACAGTGATTGAATGGATGCAGATAGCAAATGGCCATTTTACTACATAGACAAAGGAGGGAGAGCATGTTAAAAAGCACGTTTTTGCATAAACTGAAACAGGATAGAGTTCTTCGCATAGATGACTATATTATATCTTACAAGCCGGCAGAGATAAGCCGCTGTGATACAGAGGAGCTATATAGGTTCAAGAATATAGATGATCTGTTCGAGAATGGAATGCTTGGATCTGAAAGTCTGAAGGATAAGCTGGCCGGTGCTGATATGGCAATATTCCACAAGGATTATGGAGACATTATAACTATAGACGATGGCAGCATCATGTTCTCTCCTTATGGCGATTATGACGAGATGGACGAACAGGAGATTAGATCTCTGTGGATGGAAGTATACCAGGATGCAGGAGACGAGGAACATATATATTTTTTGAATTTTGATATAATGCCATCGGAGCATGTACAGGACATATTTATAGATGACCTTAAGACAGCAGGCTATATTGTCGGTGACCGGCAGAGATCATTAGTCGGTTCATTGGAGCAATCTTTTCATTGCCAAGGCAGTGCGGGAGAGTTTGATATAGTTTTCAATGATGACGAGGGAGTATTTATTTATTCGGATGATCCAAAAGTGATAGATAAGCTCATGGGTTGGTTCAATAGGGATAACAGTTGAGTGTATCATGTGAAAGATATATGGACTGCTGCCATATGAGCAAAACAATAAGAGCTATTCCACTCCCGGCAACTCTACAAGGTAGAGGCAAATGGGGGAACAGAACGCTCTTATTTGTTAGTAGTATATAGCGTGATGGCAGAAAAAGCAATAATTCAATGGCGTGCATTTGACATCTCTGTACACGAGCTATATACTGGTGTGCGAAATGATATGGCTGATAGCCTTATATAGCAAATATGGATATAAATGCATGAAAGTGTATGTATTCAAAAATAAAATGGCTTATACGGCAAATAAACAAGCTGTTATGTTTGCTGATTTTAGATAGGTGGTATGCAATGATGGATAAAAATAGAGATATTGTCAAAGACACAATAATACATGAAGAAATGTCTCCAGAGAAAAGAGAAGAGATTTTAAGGAAACTAGAGGAAGAAAGTAAAAATTTAATAGAATGGATAGAATGAAAATAAAATATACAGGCAAAACCAATTCTTTTATTTTGACGGAAGGTAAGATATATGAGGTTGTGTCCGTAGAAAGAGGTTGGTATAGGATAATTGATGATAGTGGAGAGGATTATCTATATCCGCCGGAATGTTTTGAAAAGATAAGTGATTGAGCACTCTGTAATATCAGGGTGCTTTTTATTTGGAATGATACTAGTTGGTGTTACATAGGCAGCAGGGAATACTACAAATTACTAGATTCGATTGTGCATAGGAGAATAATGAGGCGTATATATTGCAGAAAACAGAATAAAACATGCAGATTTTGGCATAAAATCCACATATTATCACACAAAAATTACATAAAATTGCAGGTTCGATATACAAAAATGTATGATCTGCTGCCAAGGAAATATGAGTAGATAGCTGGTAGGTTGTGTCACATTTGGTACACCCTTATAATGCTCCGTATCTATAGGTGCACAGCAACTATAGCACATCCGGCAGCAGGTGAGAGATGTAATGGTGATGAGGTTCGGCCGTGTGTGATCTTCCAGGGTTTTCCGTGTATAGGGTGTTAATAAATGTTAAGGTTGGAGAGTATATAGAGCTTGTCAAAACTTGTAGTCAAAGAATATATACAACCTTACAAAACTTTACATCTGGGGATATATAGGCCAAGAAAAAAACAATATACACATGTAATATTCAAAAAGAACATTTGCAGACCTGTAGGGACTTTTCATGTGCTGAAGGGGTGAACGTTTTGTTCACTCCCCTAAATTGGGGTAGTGCTTGATGACTACCTAGATTTAATCTAGGCAGTGTTGCATCTGTGCTCCTTGTGTGTTCTGACCGTATTCCCATTTGGGGAATACGAATGTATCGTTCTGGATGGAGTCCTGAATCAGGATCTCAAGTACCGTTTTGGTATCTGAGGTATGAGGTCGGTACTGGCGAGGCCATCGGTGTATGGGGTAACGATTCGTGCCCCCATCTGTATATACCGTAACGATTCGTGACGGTATTCATAAACTACTTCAGAAAACTTCAGTTTTACTACAGAAAACTACAGGTCAGATGTTAATAAATGTTAAGGTTCGAACCTATAACGAAGCTAGGGAGTACCCCGAATTAGGGCAGCCCTAAAACTTGGCAAAACCCAACATTAGAGAATATATAGGCCAAGAAAAACCAATATACAGAGCTCCCCGAACGAATCGTTCTGTCAGGGTACAAGCGTACTTTTAGGTACGGTTGCTCCTGGTGTCGCAAAATGCGACACCAGAAATTGCTAACAAATGCTAACGTCAGAACCGAAAGGGTATCCATACTGCGGATACCCCGACCTCATTAGTAATGACCCCATCCCGGATGTTAACCAATGTTAACCTTATGATGGCATGAAATGTTAGTAAATGTTAGTCTAATGTTGACATTGAAAAAAAATATAAAAAAATTTTACCTTATTAATAAATGGTTTTGAATGCTTTACATACACCTTTATATGTTTATGGTGTGCTATAGCCTGTTTTTGTGTATTATAGCCTGTTTGGGGCTCTGTTGACTTCTGGCGGTGAGTTGGATAGATTGGATATATCAAGCCCACCTAGGGCGTAAAACGAAGGGAGCGCAAGCATATGAATATTACTGGAATGAACCAGGGTAATACCGAAGATCAGGACGAGAAGAACGGCACCGGCTTATTTACACAGGAGCAGGTAAATGCCATTGTAAGCAAGAGGCTAAAGGAACAGAAGGCCACCCTTGCTGCAGAGCTTGACCAGAGGGAGAAAGATATAAATAAACGAGAGATGGCGATCAGAGCGGCGGAGTTGCTCAGTGAGAAAGGGTTAGATAAAAGCCTTGCATCTGTACTTAAATACGACACAGAGGACGAGTTAAAGACCGCTATAGATGCCATCAGCAATATACAGGGCATGAAAGCAGATCAGGACGGCAGCGGCAGGCCTGAGAGGCGTCATATAATCGAGAACAGGCTGCCAGAGTTTAGGGAGAGCATAGAGCCCGACCAGTTCAAGAAAGCTTTCGGCCTTGATTAGAGGCATATTCCCATTTGGGGAATCTGCTAAGAAAGAAAGGTGAATAATATGGCTATAAATTTAACAGATAAATTTGAACCTTATGTTGATGAGGTATTTACAAGTGACAGCAAGAAGTCACTGCTTACAAATAACGATTTTGAGTTCTCAGGAGCTCACACAGTCAAGGTGTACAAGATCAGCACCGGCAGCATGAACGACTACGACAGAACCGGAACCGGCTCAGGTGTTGAGGGTTCCAGATATGGCAAGGTGGAGAGCCTGGACGCCACAACAGAGGAGTTCACACTGAAAAAGGACAGATCATTCACATTTGCCATTGATAAGCTGGACACAGACGAGACAGCGCAGCAGTTACAGGCTGCATCAGCATTATCAAGACAGCAGAGGGCTGTTGTAGTCCCTGAGGTAGATACATACACCTATGGAGTCATGGCAGCAGGTGCAGGAAATACACCGGCAGCCAAGGAGCTGACAATTGATAATATCTATGATGAGATCACCGCAGCCACCGAGGCACTGGACGACGCAGAGGTGCCAGAAACAAGCCGTGTGCTTGTTGTTACACCTGCAATATACCGCTTGATGAAGAAGAGCAAGGATATAGTGCTTGAAACTGAGGTTGGGGCAGATATGCGAGCTAAGGGCGTTATAGGCAACCTGGACGGCCTCACAGTCATTAAGGTGCCAGCGGTAAGACTTCCGAAGGGGTTCGGCTTTATGGTGGCTCATCCGTGCGCTACTGTGGCACCTACGAAGTTAGAGGATTACAAGATACATCAGGATGCACCGGGCATCAGTGGTGCACTTGTAGAGGGTCGTATAGTGTATGATGCCTTTGTTCTGGAGAACAAGAAGAATGCTATATATTACCAGGCTGTGCCGGTGGCTTCACAGTCAACAGAGGGACACCAGTAAGGCAATAAATACGCCTATTCCTCCCCGTGGGGCGTATTTGACTATATATATTGTTTGTTGTAGAGCTCTCACAGTGCGTTGTGGGGGCTCTTTTGGTAAGGAGGCTTATAAATGACCAATGAAGAGCTTGTTGAGCTTATACAGAGCGGTGAGAACGTCACAGACAACATGGAACAACTATATAATCAGAATCATGGCATGATCTACAAGATTGCGAGAAGATACACCTGGGGGGCGTCCTTGGAAGATCTGACGCAGGAGGCTTATATCATACTGTATAAAGCTACCATGCATTATGACAGGTCAAAGGGGGCCAACTTCTGCACATACATGATGATATGGCTTGATGGAAAGTTAAAAAGGTATGTCCGACAAACAAACCGTATTATTGGGCTACCTATATACAGGCAGGAACAAATATATAAATATAATACGATCAAGAGCATATACACACAGAAATATGGGCGGGAGCCGTCACGGCGTGAATATGCGGCCTATATAGGCGTTAAGCTGGAAGAGGTCGACAAGATAGAGGATATAATATATAGCACTGTAAAGAGCCTGAACAAGTCTATAGCAAGCGATGACGAGGATTCACACACTTTGAATGATATAGTAGGCAAGGAGTGCGAAGAATTGAACAATGCGCTGGATGATGCAGCAATGGCCGAGATATGGGCGATTGCTGAGCGTGTATTATCTCCAAAACAGTGGGAAGTTATAGAAATGAAGTACAAGAATAAATGCACTATAAAAAACATGAAGGAAAAGCTGCAGAGTTCATACCAAGCAATCAATGATACAGAATATAGGGCATTATTGAGGTTAAAGCATAATGAAGCAGTGCAGAGCCTTGCGGAGAGTATGGGCATACCTGTTTGA